TCATGATTTCACAGATGGGTCAATCTCATCAATCAGTTGAGTAATTTCGTTAGGAGTTAAAAGAAATGGCTCAATTTGAATTTTGCCGAACTTGTATAACTTACATACAGCATTGATGAGCATGAGATGATCGCATGTATTCCAAAATCTCAATGGGGTTTCTATCTCAGCTTCGATAGTTTTTACCATCCGATCAATTGGGCTATCGGTTATTTTATCATCCAAATAATGTTCTTCGATTATAGCTCTTATTTGATCAACATTACAAGATTCCTGTGTTGCGATCACGTTAACTATCCATTCGTTTGTCATCATTTCGCGTTTAATTATAAATTCTTCCCAAAGATTAATAATTCGTTCTCGGTTAAATTTTGGACTCATTCTGTCTTACCGTCTCTTCCAAATTGAAAATAGTCGAATATCGTTGTTCTCACCCGTAAGGACCGGATGCAATCCGATACATTTAAACTGTTCTTTTCCAGGTGACGGCCATTTGTAATCCAAAACGCCGACCAATCCCCACGGAACTATGATTTCAAAAGTATCACGGATCAGTTTGTTGAGGTTAGGAAGAAAGGATTTTCCCGGTACGTAGTTCTCTGCGTGGCTTTCAGAATAGGGACGATCGATGATCGCGGCCTTCGGGCGCGGAAATGTCAACGGTGTCGCCTGTCGGTTGTCGCCATTGTCAAATAAGAATCTCTCAATGAGCGGGGAAAAATAAATGTTGTCGCCTTTGGCGACAACCCTGTCGCATAATTTTCGAACGTCACATAAGATATCAGGATTACACTCCGAATCCAAGTCGACGGTCAGATCATTCATTCCAAAACCTGTTAACGTTATTCCACCTTTTACACCGTTATATTCAGCCGCCTGTCCGCCGGGAATATGCAGAATTGTCGCCTCTGGATCTCCGCCAACTAAAAGAGGCCTTATCCGCTCCAAAAGACCGGATGGATATACCCCGCGCTCGTAATCATCCCAGGAACTTTGAGCGCCCTATTTCCATTAAAGCCCGTATAATCTTCTTTTTCGGAAATGTATCTACGAGCCTTTTCGACTCTTCTTTGATCGAGCGGATACGCCGGTCCTTTTCCCAAGGCTCGTTTCGCCATTGCGGCTTCCATTTCATCGTCAGTGTAGGAAATCGCGGTAGTGAAATCGACAGCCGGTTGAATGACTCGGTCCACTGACTCGTTTACAAATGGAATATCCTTTGGTTTTGCCCCGGCGGCAGTCACTACAGCGCCGCCTTCGCCGGTGTCGACATCATAGCCGATTTCACGAGCATAAGAAGGAAAATCCGACTTTACTCGTGCGATTTTACGAAGTTTTAGTTCCTCTTTTTTGGGTGTCATGAGGGTGCTCATAACATATAGCAAATCGTTATTAGTAAGGAATTGATCCTGACTTGCCGTTCTATTAGAAATTATCATTTTGATCTCCTTGATGAAATGCGGTTTGTTAGTCGGCGATTACTCGAACGTAATCGGAAAGGAAAAGGATGATTTTTCCGTCTGTCGAGCTTTCGGATTTGTATTCGGCTCCGTCGAGAGCCGCCGTTTGACCTGGGATTGCTGTTTTGCAAAAGTTCCCACAACGTTTTGTCAGATCAGTTGAATGATTCTGAATTCGAATTCGAACCGGATCATTCGCGTTTGCGACCTCTTCACAATAAACGGTTGTTACTCCCGATCTTACGATTCCAAGCGGATCACCTTCAACATAGGAACGACCTTCCTGGTCTTTCGCATCTGTCGAATATGCAGATACTCCACGGAAAACTTTTGAAAGAGATGCACTTGAAAGTTTAAGGATCGCGACTCCGTCAACGACGCTGTCTTGCCCGACAGCACGACCAAAGGGAATTCGTTCGCCGGCGGCGAGGTTACTACCTTCGACAAACTGATTCGGATAATCGTAAGGTTGCTTACCGAGTCCGATAGGGTTCTTGGAATAAAGAGATTCAACCTTCATTATTTAACCTCTCTCATATCGAGACGAGAGACACGAAGTTTTTCGATGTCGGCCTCGTCAATTCGAACGGAAGTCGCGTCCGGCTTGCTGACAAAAAATTTGTCGCCTGCGACTTCAACTGCCGCATCGAAAACCGCATTCACGATTTCGTCCTTTTCATCCTTGGCGACTTTCTTGTTTGGAAGAACTTTTTCGATCACTTTGAGACGAATCTCGCGATTGCTGAGTCCATCCGCTTTGAACTCGGGGATTACTGCCTTCCCGGTTTCGATAAGCTGAAGTCTTTCGTTAGCGGCATTTTGAATTTGTTCTTCGAGTGCCGCGTCTTGCTCTTGTGCGTTAGGATCAGGTTTTTGCACGTTAGTCGCTCCTTTCGTCTTGAGATCTTCGTTCTCTTTCTTGAGAGCATCGATTTGAGATTGAAGCTCGGAATTTTTTTTGTCGTCCGCCGCCGGTTCCGCATTTTCGGACCCACCCATGAACTTTGAGAATAGTGATCCGAGGACTTTGAGAATCCCCTTAGAGAGTTGTTCTTCCGACAAAGCTGTCGGATCTTCGTCTTGTGTTGTGGTTTTTTTGCCTAGTTTACTCATTGTCTCCTCGTCGAGTTGGATTCCTATATCGTCCGCACTGTCCAAATGAATCGTAACCTCCTCGCCTGCACGACCGTGAGGAACGTGAGAAAGATGATTCGTTGAAATGTCCCTTTGGACAACGTCGTATCGCTCTCCTTCGAAAACGCCGGGGGTTTCGTCACGCTCGAAATCCAAGACGCGGATGAACTCCTTGATCCTTCGATCGGATACGGCCAGAATTCATCTGAATACAAACTCGTTCAGGCAATTTTTTCCGGTTCACCACGCGCGGAAAAAGTAGCTGTTTTGAAGCTCGGCTCCTTTGAGACTCTTCCTTCCGAACTTGCAGACCTCCGGAATGACGGATTCGATAGTTGGTTTTGGCTCCTGACAACAGCTCGGACGTTAAGCGAAATCAAAATCGCATCCGAATACATGAAAGCATTAGAAAAAATGTATATTTGTGCAACCGCAGATCAAACCGCCCTCGATCAGCTTAAAGATCATGCGAATACGATTCTAACGATCTCGAATCACGCGGAAGAATTTCCCGACGGAGGTTGGTTCGGAAGATGCGGCTCCGCTCCTATCGGATCGATCGCCTGGGATTCAAAACAGTTAAACGGACAAAAAAATTCCGACGTAACGACGTCGGAACATTCTCAGATCCTCGCCAAAAACGGAAACCTGATCCGTGAAATGGGAGGGGTGAATGTAACCTGGGAAGGAAAAACAATGTCGGGCCAGTACATCGACGTTGTGATCGGACGTTATTATCTCAAAGCCCGATTACAAGAGGCGTATCATTCTCTAAAAATCAATAACGATCGCCTTTCGATGACTATCTCCGGTTTGCGTCTTCTGGAAGCGGCCTTACGAGAGGTGTTTAGGGATTGTGGTCGCCGTGGAGTGATCGCAAAGGTTGAAGACGATGACGGAAGAAGTCGTTCCGATTTCGGAGACTATCAATACAAGTTGTTTATGCCTGAAAAGATTTCCGACATTCCGATGAATGATCGAGCAAATCGTAAGGTTTCACCGATCAAGTTCACTTGTACTGTAGGCGGTGGAATCAACAAGATCGAAATTTCTGGAACGATGGGAGTTTAAAAAGTGGATAAGATTTATGATAACTCGAAAAACACGGTAGTCATTTTAGACCCGTCACCTGTAGATGTTTCCGCCGGTCTCTCAATAGATGGAGATTTTTTCTCAGCCGAAAAAGAAAACAAAGACGAGGTCACGACTCGAAGAGGAACTAAGGATGAAAGCTACTCATCGAATTCAATCCATGATTCTTCCCGAATCGTTACGTTGAAATATCTTCCGTCGGCTCTCGCCGTTCCTTATCTCCAAAATTTACGAGAATCCAAAAAGGATTTCGGCTTTCTCTTCTCTTCCGATAGCGAGCCAAAGTACAAATTGACCGCGTCTCGTTGTGTGTTCATGGAAGAGCCTAAGACCACGATCAACGGTAAGACAGGTTTCAACGATTACGAATTCAAAGTCAGACTTTTGGATTCTGTTCAGAAATTCTCATAGGTGAAAAGATTTTGGGTCAAGCAAGTGATTGGTATGAAAAGCGTTTTTTCGATATTGAAGAACTTAGTATCACGCTTATCGCACCAATTCCGTTTGATGTTACCGCCGGGCTCATCCTGGAGGACAAGTTTTTGAAAATTCAAAAAGAAGATCCAAAGCTTGTAAAATATAAAGTCGGAATCGGGGGTGAAGTTTTGACAAATAAGAATTTAAACGAAGTCCATTCGCTTGAATTGCAGTATCTTCCTTCTGCTCCCGCAGTCGCAAAGTTGGACCTTCTAAAGAAAGCAGGAACCCGCTTTGCGATTCTCATTCAAAACAAGTCGGCACCGAAATACAAGGGGCCTCAAGTAACTGTCGAGTATTAGAAAAACCGAATGTCGGAATCGGAGCGAAGGGTTTCGAAACCTCCATTTGGAAAATCTTAATGGTGGATTTCACCGAAGTCTATTTAAGTTTATAAAGGAGAAGCAAATGTCAAAAACTGAGATCGAAATCGTTGGGCAGGATGGTGACAAAATTCTGTATATTCAATTCTTCAAGGGTGTAGAACAACTTCCAAAACAGCTCTGGAAGTTGCAACATCCGGGGAATAAACGAGTGGACGTATGGAACGAAGAAATGGTGCGTCAAAAGGATGGGGACCTAGAGCTGAAAACATCTTTAAGAACGGAACGATTCTTTAAAGAATGTGTGTTTGGTATAGTCGAGCCGGCCACTCCGCTTGAAGAAGAACTCGTCAATAAGTTTGGCAAAACCCCAACAAAATCTTTAAAACGTGAAGACATTCCTCCGCTACTCTATGGGCTTTGGGGGAAGCTCATTCCTCGATTTTTCGACGGGGCTCTTTGGGATACGATTCCCGAATCTATCGAAACAACCGGAAAAAGCGGAGATAGAAGCGGAAATAAACAGGAGGATAGAGAAGAATAAAACGTATTACGATCTCTTTATATGCGGTTTGTCGAGTTTCTCTGAAGAAACAATAAACCGAGCAAGTCCGATTGAGTTTCTTGTGATTCAGGAAATTCTAAGAAGGAAACTTGAATATCAAGAGAATCGGTTATACAAGACTATCTTGATGGAACCTAAATAATGAGCGATCAAGTTCTCAGACGATTGAGTATACGAGTCGATCTCGACGGAGTGAGTAACGCAAAAAACGGCGTTCTCGGTCTCGGACAGGTCGTTGATAATCTCGTACGCCAATTTCTAAGACTTGATCCTCAGATTGCAAGTTCCGGTAAATCAATGGATACACTTTCCAAAAACACAGGAAAGCTCGCTGAGAACTTTAAACCCCTTACTGATACAATACCGGAAGGTATAAAGGATACTTCGGATCAAATTCAAAAAATGGCGAAGGCTCTCGGTATCAGTGAAACTCAACTAAACAAACTGATTACAAAAACAAAAACGGATTTTCGCCTTGCGGATGAATTTAAAGAAACGGCAAAAGCCGCCGGTCTCACCGATCGAGAGATTCAAAAAATTTCAGGTCACATAGAAGAGTCCAAAATCAAAACTGTCGGTTGGATGAGCCTTATGAAAGGTCTTGCCGCGATGGGACTCGCGGCGGGTTTGTCCGGCCTTTTCGGTTCGGCTCTGGACAAAGCCGGTCAAATTGAAAAATATCAAACCGTTCTCACGACAACTCTCGGTTCCGCACAATACGCGAAAGCCGCAATCGGAGAAATTCAAAAGTTTGCCCAGACAACCCCCTACGAAATGGCTGAGGCTACCGGATCGTATATCAAATTCGCAAACCGTGGAATGAAACCTACGATGGAAATGATGACTCGGTTCGGAGACATTGCGGCGTCCCAAGGAAAGAGTTTCGACCAGTTCACCGAAGCCACGTTAGACGCTACAATGGGTGAGTTCGAACGAATGAAAGAGTTCGGTATCCGAATGTCTTCCGCCGGTGGTCGGGTTATGATCCAGTTCAAGGATTTCAAAAAATCCGTCGAAAAAACGCCCGCCGCGATCCAAGCCGCTCTTTTAGAACTCGGAAAAATTAAAGGCGTTCAAGGCGGAATGGACGCGCTTTCGAAAACTTGGGTTGGGCTCGTATCTAACTTAAAAGACGGTTTCGACCAGACGATCGCGAAAGCCGGAGATTTTTTCGCGTTCGTCCTAAAACCATTCTTAGGGTTTCTTACGGACGGAGAACGCGGATCTGTTCGTATGCAATTTGCTCTTGCGGCTCTTGCGATCGCGATAGGAGTCGGTCTCGTCGGTGCAACTCTTGCCTGGAAGGCAAGTCTTGACGCGGTCGCGATTGCAAAGATCGCGGCTTTTGGTGAGTTGATCGGAATGGCTGTTGCGATCGCCGCCTCTCTTACCGCGATGTATCTTGTTCTTGAGGACATTTATATTTTCTTCGAATACGGTGCGGACGGAAGCGAAACCTATTTTGCTGAACTATTGAAATGGTTCGGTTTAACCGATTCGGAGTTAAGCGACCTTCACAAAGGATTCCAGGATTTCAAAGTGATGCTTTCTAGTGTTTGGGATGCGATTTCTGAATTTGCAAAATCTGACACCGGAAAGATGATCGGAAAGGTCGCCCTTATTATCGTGGGAATTGTCGCCGCAATCGCGTTTTTGCCTGCGACAATTACACTCGCCTTGGTGACATTGGCGACAGTTGTTTATACAAAGTGGGGACAGATTACAAAATGGATTTCTGACGCTTGGGATTCCACATTAAAGTTTCTTTATAAAGTGGCGGTTATTGCTGGGAAACTTTTAGTAACTGCCATCTTCCCCCTTGCCGGAATTTTTCTTTTCAGAGATGAAATCGGCCAAGCTCTTGATTGGATTTGGAACAAGATGCAATCGATTCCATTCTTAAAACCTTGGCTCGATCAAATCGTGGATCTCAAAAATCAGGCCAAATCGATTTTCGAATCGATTATGAATTCAATCAATTCTCTTTTTGATTTCGACGGTCTCACTCGTTACTTCACGAAAACAATTAACGATATGATCGATCGAATCAATACCGCAATGACGTCGGTTCCGTTACTGAAAACCGTTTTCCCTATGATCCCACACATTGAAGCTCGTGAGAAAGGTGGTCCGATCCAAGCAGGAAAGCCCTATATAGTCGGTGAGAAAGGACCGGAAGTTCGAGTGTTTGATAGCCCTGGTTCAATCATTCCAAATAACCAACTTTCGTTTCAACCCGCATCCTCTTCGTCCGCTTCCGAAAAAGGGATCACATTTAACATCGAGAAGATTGAAGTTCATGGAGGTTCGTCACAGGAACAGGCGACAAATCTCTGGTCGGAGTTTAAACGACTCGCAAAGGAAAACGAAAATGAGATCCGTGTCGCTCTCGGGTTGGCTCCTATATGATGAGTATTTTTACTGGTCGAGAAACAATCGGGATTACCGGAATTCAAAACGGGAAAGAAGTTACGATCAATTTGAACGTTACAACTGCGTTCGGTCAAAGTTATCCTGTGACAATTACAGAGCATCCAGTAGAGAAAGACCCTGAAAACCCTGATACTGGAAATATCTCCGATCATGTGATACCGGGTTCTCCAACTATGAGTTTGACTTGTATATTAGATGAAGATGTTGATCTGACTTCTGTTACAACAATCTCAGAAAAAATAAAAACTCTAATTTTTTGGCAACGCACTGGAAGTATTGTAAAGTTCGAAGGATACGGCACAGGTGGGCTTATTGGAAAAATGCTTTCGTTCTTCGGAATGGCTGGGCTCTTCAATGACGATTTAGAAGAGCCGTTGTACATGGGACTTGACGACGAAGTGATCGAAAATATTGCGATCGGGAATATTCGAAATCGTCGAGATGTTGAACTTGGCAAATCGTCAGAGGTAACTATAGATCTCAATCGGATTATCGTTACCGAGGCGAAAACTGTTCAAGGTGCCAAAAAGATGACGGTAAAAGGCAAAACTCCAACAACTGAGACGGGTGTTCCTTCTTCTCCTAAGATAAAATCTGCGGCAAAGGCGGGAACATGATCCAATCTCTACCGATTCGTTTTGAAGAGTTGCCCGTTTCAAAAATCTTTCAGATTGGAAATAAGGATTTTGAATTCGAACTCAGATACAACTCTCGTTTCGATTTCATTTCTCTTTACGTTAAGGAAGGCACTCGCTTCTTGCATTCATGTAAACTCGTATACGGGATCGATTGCCTTTCGGGATTTGCAGATTTTAGTTTGACCCCCTTGTCATTGAGTGACCTTGCCAAAACGGAATATGAAGATCTTCCGGTAAACAAAGATACTTTTGGAAAAAATGTTTTACTTTTTTTTGACGATGGGAAGGGTTAAGATATGAAACATACAATTTATCTAATGCTCCTCATGTTCCTTGCTTCCGTTTTTTCAATAAACGGCAAATCGATTTCCGCGTCATGCACGTTAAACGGCATCAAGTTATACTTCTCGATCCAACCGGCGTTCGGTCCTGTGCGCTTGAGATCGATATTAGCGAGTCGGATAATGTAATTTTGTCCGAGGCTTATGATAAGATTTTAAAAGCTACGATCGGGATCACGCTATACATGAAAAATTTCAAGGAGTTAGAATAATGGCTTTCAATAACACTCTCTCGCGTACATGGGATAGAACGACGCCCCGTGATGGTCTTCTTTTACAAACAGAATTCCAAAGGCTTTTAGATAACGACATCTTTTTAAAAGGAGCAGTTGATGTAAATTCCAACAACATCACTTCGTTATCAAACCTCATAAATTCACTTTTGATTCCTCTTGGAGGAATGGTTGAGGATAGTATCGATCAGTTAGCCAGTTCGAATTTCAAAGAGGCGAACGGTCAGGCAATCTCTCGAACTTCTTTTACCGGACTTTGGAATTTGATACACAAAACTATTACAAGTATTACTCCTGCAACAGACAGGCTAAATCTGATTGCTCATGGATGTATAGAAGGCCAGTTGGTAAAATTTGCTTTCACGGGCGGGGGTGTTACTGCTCTGACAAAATACTATGTTAGAAATCCAACTGCAAACGATTTTCAAATTTCGACGACTCCGACCGGTTCTATAATTGATCTTACTGCTTCTCAATCAGGTGACATGATTACGAATGTTGAATATGGATTTGGAGATGGTTCGACAACGTTCAATGTTCCTGATAGGAGAGGAATTTTTATGAGGGGTGCTGGAGTTCATGGGACTCGCGCTAAAGCAGCGAATGGAAATTTCAACGGAGGGGCGGTTGGTTTTGAGGGGCAGGATCAAGGTCATGACCATATCCACGGACCCGCGGGTAATTATCTAAGAATGAATCCTGGAACTGCAATGGCAGACGGGAACACATTTGGTGTTTTAACGGCTATTGGCGGACCTGCCGCAAATGGATCAAACGGATCGCCGCGACTCGGCGATGAGACTACACCAGCATACGTAGCTGTAAAATACAAAGTGAGAGTGGCATAGTGAATTATATTCTTGATAAAGAGACAAAATCAGTGGTTTGGATCAATTCAGATCCCGACAGACTTTCTGGATCAACTGCTTGGACACACTTTGACCAAGATTTGCATGAAGTGGTTTTCGCTTTAAATTATAATCCGATGGTCGGTGAAAAATTTAAAGCGGATATAATTGAAGGTCAAGCAATCGAATTTGTTCAGCAAACGGTTTATAACAAAAATTCGGGTGCAGAACGAATTCTTCAAAATTGGGATGATACAATAATCTCAGATTCTGAGACTCCATTCGCACCGCTAAAAGACGAATTTGGATTGATGTTAGCTCATCAAGTATTTTCTGATTCAGGTTGGATCATAGATTTAACACAAAAACGAGATTCATTTATGAAACTTATCGAGTCTGTCTGTGAGAAAAAAATTGTTGCTGGGTTCATTTCCAATGCGCTTGGTGTGCCCCATTTTTATAAATCCGATCGTGACGATCAGCTAAATTTAATCGGTTTAGCATCCTTGAACGAGTCCTTTCCTTATCGATGCACAGATAAAAATGGAGTGAATGAATATAGGTTACATTCCTCGGATCAGTTTAAACAAGTTTCGAATGACGGCGCAATTCGCAAGACCAGTCTTTTGCAGAATTCTGCTCGGCTTAAATTATTGCTTCAATCTGCGAACACTATAGAGGAGCTTGACCAAATCGAGATAAATTCGGGCTGGGAGTAGTTTAGTAAGGTGAAATTGAAGTTCGGCCTCCGATTTTCGGGGGCTTTTTTATGCGTATTGCCTCCCTCAAGCTCTTTAAGTTTGCGAATTGTTGCACATTCGTGCGCTCAATTTCGCGCCTGGACAAATTCCATCGGAACGCTGCCGCCCCAACATCCCCAACCAAATACTTCCGGGAGGAGAATGGATGAGTGAATTAATGTGAGATATTATTTCAGGCCGAGTAAGAAATTCATCAGAGACAATCCAGTCGTACTGAGGCAACACAGTCCTAGCGGATGCTAACCCCAGTAGTCTAGTTGTATTGCCGTCGAGACCATATATTCTAGGCACATCCGTCAGCAACATGTCCAATAACGGATAACGTTGTCCGAATGAAATAAAAGGATCCCTATCACGAGCTGTATCGAAAAAATAACCTCCACTCTGAAGAGGCCCTTGAGAATGATACTCCTGCAGCTCTGCTAACATCTGGAA